CAAGCCGCTTTTCCTGACCGAGCATGCCCAGACGCTTGGTACGGTCGGCGATATCATCTGCATCGACCCGACCCAGTATCTATTCGGCGAAAAGGCCGGCGGGGCTATTCAGGCGGCTACCAGCATCCATATCAAGTTTGTTGAGGATGAAGTCGCTTTCCGGTTTACCCTCCGATACGACGGCCAGCCGTGGATGAAGTCGGCGATTACACCGAAACACGGTTCGAACACTTTAAGCGCCTTCGTTGCTTTGGCGACGAGAAGCTAAAATTTAATAAGGAGTTATGAATATGGTACAAGACAAAATCAAGTTCGTAGAAGCCATACCGCCGGCTAATTATTCAGGTGCGGCCGGTACAGGCAATTACATTTCCTTGAAGAATTATCGCAAATGTGCTATCGTAATCAACACGGGAGCTTGGGCTGGCGGCACGGCTGCCGTCACGGTCAATAAGGCTACCGATGTATCCGGAACAGGTGCAACGGCTGCTTCTTTTTCGTATATGTACACGAATGACGGAGCAGCGACTGGTTCACTGCTGACAAAGACGGCTGTAACCAGCAATACATTCAATTTGGATGCAGCAAATTCGATGTATGTCATTGAAATCGACGCTTCATCCCTCGGCGCTTATGACTGTATCCAACTTGCGGTAGCATCGCCAGGCGCTAATAATGATTATTACAGCGCCACTTATGTATTGAGTGAACCGAGATTCAAGGATGATTACGATACCGTTGAACCATTAACAGACTAAACTGAAAAATCGGATTGAGCGGGCGGTCTCCAACGGCTGCCCGCTTTCCAAAATTTGAAAGGAAAATCCTATGGCAACAAAATCAATTTGGAAATCAAAGAATTTAATTATTTACGACGACCGGTATCCTTCTATCTTGTCCAGCCTTTGGAAGGATTGCCCACTTCTTGCGTGGTATAATGACCCGACTATTGGGACATATTTATTTGAAGACTTTAATAATTATCACGCTGCCACTCTGGCTGGATATACTGCAACGCAGGCGACCAGCGGAACATTTACGCTCGGCGACGAAGAATATGGCACGGCCGTTCTAAACGCTGGTGCTTCTACCCAACATCAGGGCATCAATGTCCAGAAAAAGGGATTGATGGTCAAGCCGGCGGCCGGAAAAACAATCTGGTTCGAATGCCGATTCAAAGCGGCCAATCCCACTAAATTGCAGGGTTTTATCGGATTGGCTTCGACCGATACAACCTTAATGCCGTCCGGTGTAATGGACAGCAGCAATTCCGAATACATCGGGGCAGGTTCACCTAAAACTGCTGCAGGTGTGGCGAAATTATACGGCTGCAAGGCAAAGACCGAAGGCACAGTGAATTCGATATTCACCTTCGGGACGTCATACATAACATTTGCGATGAAGATTGATGGCATATCCAATGTTTATTACTCGGTCGATAATGTGGTTGGTTCAAACACGCTGGGGACAAGTTATATACCGACCAACGCTTTGACACCGTCTTTTATCTGCCAATCAGACGGAGTAAGCCAGCCGACATTGACCATTGACTATTACCGAGTCTTTCAACTGAGATGATTAACGCAAAGGGACAATTAATGTTGACGCCAGAAGAAGAAGCAAAAATCGAACTGATTGTCACTCGTGCAATTGCGGCATACAGCCAGCAGGTCGAAAAAATGATAGAATCCAGAATTTCAGTTCACGAGAAGACTTGCGAAGCGGCCGAACAATTTCGTATAATGAAAGCAAAATTTATAGGATTGCTGGTCGGCNNATTCTTCTCATTCTCTTTCCCTTTCCTCCGGCAGCAGGCAGGTTATGTTTGCTACCTGCCTGCTGTTATTTTATTGGGCAAGAGCAGACGTTCCGATGCACGGGACATTCCAGCTTTGGCACTTCAACGATAATCAGTCCTTATATATAACCTACAATCCGGACGATATCCGCTATATTAATCTGCAGCGTTGGCGATGGATTATGCCGGAATCGTACTATCAACGGATGACGCATCAGGAATGTCTGATGTTTATGGCCGAGCATTGGCTGGACCCAATCTTCGGTTTTCGGTTCGAAGATTTTGCGGAATTAAGCCGGCATTGGTCGGGGCATACGCCGTATCAAGAACCGACCGAACCGGCAATCGGGGTTGTCTGCTATACCATCGGCGGCAAGCATCACTTGTATATAGATTGCCGGTACATCGCAAGCAAGGAAACGACGCCGTGCTTGTGCGATGAAGTAAATATCTGTTTGGTATGTACAGCCAGACGGCTGTCAGAAGCAAATTTAGGAGATTAACTATGCGAACATTAATGATTGGTCTTGCAGCTCTGCTATTTGCAGCCGAGACGGCCAAAGAGCCGGCCAAAGAAACCACCGGCGAAACCAAACCGCCGGCGTCTGCTGCGGCTGCTGTGGACAGCTATACGGCAGCAAAGGTAAAGATTGAGGCACAAACTGCCTTGATGACCGCCGATGCCGTGAGCAAGCTTACTATTGAGCAGCTCAAATCCATTGATGCCAAAGCCAGCGAGCGAGTTTTGCTGATTGCTCAACAGGAAATCGCAGAAGCAAAGCGGAATGCTATGTTGAAAGCGATACTTGACACGGCGATAATCAACATCAAGACAATCTGTCCCAATGCAGCCTATCGCATTGAGCAGCGGCAGATTGTCATTGTGCTTGACAAGGAGGACTGATATGCGGCATATCGTTTTGTTCTTGATTATATCGGCTGTTACATTTGCCGGCACGGTGAATGTGCACAAGCCGTATTGTGTATTTGCAACGAACGACTGCACGAATACTAAAGCCGGCGGGTGTACAAAATCATACTTGAACAGTGTAAGCGGGGATGTGTCGAAGGTGTACGGCACAAACGGTGCACCGCTTGCCAGTGATATCAACATCACGCAGACAAGTGCAACAACCTTTACCAGTTCGGCGATTGCCGATGATGCCGACACGGCAGTGGGGCTGGTCGCTTATGTCGAATGGACCGAAGACAGTGCTACGGCCAGTGGCTTATACGAGCTGACGGCGTTTGACCCAGAGGCAGACAGCATTACATTGGGCACGTTTGACGGTTCGCCGGATGCCGGTAAATTAGACCTACTCTATTTGGGTGGGGCTTGGAAGTCGGTCGAATATGTAATCGAGACAGGCATTTATGTAAATGCAGCTGTTTATAGCTGCTATGTGTACACCAACAAAACAAGCGAAACGCCGACCAGCTATTTGGTGATAACAACCAATAACGACGGCAACAACCAATACAACAATCATCTATATATCATTGGCTTCAAAACAACAGCCGGTGATTTAGATATCGGTGGGGCATACTATCAAAGCCCGTTAGACGCCTTGCGAAATGGGATATCGGCAAATTATCCGGCTATCAACGGCAATAACTCTGCTTATATCGTATCGACAACAGGCAACCTGCAGAATATTCAATTCCGCAATATTCATTTTACAAATTGCTACGTATCGGCAGTTGAAGACAGCGCATATGTTACCTATGAGATGGGTCTTGTCAATTGCCACTTTAGTAATGTCGGACGGGCTGTCAGCTGCGACTATACATATCTGTATAACTGCTATGTGAATTACAGAGACACAATCTTGTCTTGCATAAACGGCAATGGCATCATCTTATTAAACAGCATCTTTAAGCCGACCAGCAGTACTGGAACAGTCTCGACTATCACTTCTTATATTTCGTTATCTGCCGTCGGTAATATCTTTATAGGCGGTGTACGGGCCTTGCAGTGTCCGAAGTATCATCAATATTACGCCAACAATATCTTTTACGGCCAGACCGAAGCTGCCGTAAAACTGCACTACAACGGCACGCAGATTACCAGCAATAATATTGCTTATCTGGCATCCGCCAGCGACAATATGTTTGGCTCCTGGCTGAATGACGGGTCGGACTATGGAACAATCCTATTGGCCGACAATAACTGTATCTGGTCTGCGGGAGGCAAGCTGACTAATAAGCTGGCAAGCGTGGATGGCACAGTAAATGATTTTGATTGGCCGGCGACGACAATCGAAGAAGACCCGCTGTTTGCAAATCCAACTGGTTATGATTTCCGTCCGCAAAATCCGAAGGTCAAATCCGGCGGAATCAAGACGCTGTACGGCGAGACGCAGCCGATTGGCCTGCCAATATATCCGAAAATCAATTCTGTCTTTGGAAAAGAAAAAAGTTTGTATGAAAATTAAAGGGAGTAAGCAGATGCTGAATTTAAGAGATGCAAAAATTGTTTTTGGACTTTTAATAATTATCGGATTAGTTTGGCTGTATCAATTCCAAATAAGCCACGCTGATACCATCGGGCGTCAACAGTCGAACGACTTAAAGTATGTCTATATCTACAATCTGTCCGGCTCTGCTCCGTATGTCCGATTTGTCAATAAGCAGGTTGATGCTGTTTATGATGAAACGGATACAACGGATTACCTGAACAGTTCACCTACTTGGACTAACACCGATGTAAGTCTTACAAACGCAACATCAACTATCGGTGGCTGGAAGCTGGATATCCCGTCTACTCTGCCGGACGGGGCTTACGACCTGCTGATTTATGATACGTCCGTTGCCTCGTCCAGCCGGTCATCATCGGATGTTATCAGCAGGGGATTTCATATCATTGTCCAAAATAACCGGATAGTACAAATGTCGCAGATTTAAGGATTGCGAGTATGGCAATTATAACAGCCGATGACTACAAAGCAGTCTATGCGACGGATGAGACCGACGAGAAACTGTCGCTCTTGATTGATAGAGCGCAGGACGAAATAGAGCGTTTCTGCCGGCGTAAATTCGAAGCTGCGGATTATACAGAAATTTACGACGGCGACGGTACGCCCTATCTGCTACTACATCATTATCCGGTAATTACTATATACAGCATTGCGGTCGGCAAAAGAGAATGTCTGTATTTAACCAATACAAGCGAGGACGCATATTTTGCTTATGCGGCAAAATCCGGAACAAATTTGTATTTAACGGTATTGGGCGGGCCAAATTCCGGCGAGTTGGTAATCGACTTGACCGATTATGATACGATTGGCGATTTAATCGCTTCGGTTTCAGAGTCCGGATGGACTGCTATTTCGGCCGGAACAGATACAGATAAGTTGTCGCCGACTGAAATCCTCGACAGTGATAGTACGAATACCTGCTTAAACCGGCAGGCCGCAATGTATGCACCGAATATTGCCGATGTTGAATTTAGCTGTGATACAGAAAAGGGCATACTGAAGTGCTTTGAGACGCTGCCGAACGGATTCCAGAATATCTATGTAAAGTATCGAGCGGGTTATACCGAATTGCCGGCAGACTTGACTGGTATCTGCTGCGATTTGGTAAAATCCTATATAGACAATCAGACTATAAACCAATCAATGCAGTCTGAAAGTCTCGGTGATTATTCGTATTCGATAAAGGATAATGTGCCTTCGGCGATATATAAACGCCTTGAAAAATTTAAACACTATCTATGAAGAACCTGCTGAAACAAATGGTATCTGTCCTTCAATCGGTCGAGACGACTGACAGCAGAGGAGCTGTCTGCAAGAATTATACGACAAAAATTAGTACGCTGCAATGTTCTATACAGCCTGTAAGCCGGAGAGAGTCGAAGAATAACAGCCGTATTGAAGCAGATGAAACTTATATGATGTATTGCCCTTACATCAGTAATCTATTGTTAACGGACCGGATTGTGTACAATAACGAGGTCTATGAAATCCTGAACATTAAAAATCCAGCCGGATTAAACAGGCATTTAGAAGTTGAATTGAAAAAAAGATGAAAGTAAAAGGCGGACATATAGACTGGTACAGCCAGACTGTACTATTCGCAGCGTTTGACGAGATTTTTAAGGCGATAACAAAGGCTGCTATTTATGTGCAAGGGCATATTAAGCGTAAAATCGGAAAAGGCGGAGGCAAGCCGCATCGACCGTCAAGGCCGTTTGAGCCACCCCGCCGAGATACAGGCGTTTTGGCGTCCAGTATTAATTACGAGGTCGTAATCGAAAAGAATAAAATTCACGGTTATGTCGGAGTGGATGAGAAACATTTGAAATCAAAATCAACGACGCTGGTCGATTATGGTTTAGTGCTGGAATTGGGCCGGAAAAATATGCAGCCACGACCTTATCTTGTCCCGTCTCTTAAAGAATGTAAAACTAAAATCAGGAATATATTGCAGAAGGCCTTGAAATGATTAATGAAATTGCAAATGCTATTTATAAATTTTATGCCGGAACGGAAGCGGTTAAATCCATTCTGCCAAAATTTTATTTTCAGCAGGCATCGCAGACTGCAATGCCGCCTTATGCCGTATTTACGCTTGGCAGCAGCAATATCTTAGAGATTGCTGGAACAAATTCAGACCGGATAGAAACGATTGAATTAAATATCAGCATCTATGCCGATTCCGATGACGGCGGAACGCAGGCGGTCAATATCGCAGAGGC